ATGAGTAAAAAGAAACCCCCAGAAATTAACTGGGGGTTATATAGTTTGTTATTTCTTTTTAGTGTTCTTGTAGTTTATCATTTTGTCTGAGTACGAGAACGCTTCTTCTATTATCTCCTCAGACCTGACATACTTACCAGAGGCAAGGAGTCCTGACAAGGCATGACCTGCAAAAAAATCGTCAGTCTCCACCTTTATCTGAGTAGTGTCCTTCTTTGACACAAACTCTTGGGCTTCCTGCTCAAGGGTTTTTTTATTATCTTTGTTAGTCATTTATGTTTTTCTTTTAACGACTCTAACATCCTGGCGAGATACCACTGTGCTTTCTCCATATCTTCTACAGGATTAGTTTTATATCTGTAACGATGCTGATACTTGATTACGTTACCATGACAGTAATGTATAAACCCATCTAGACCCAACACTTGTTTTATGTAGTCGATACACTCTATGCCATCGTCTGCATGGTTGTAGTGAAAGGGTCTATCAACTGGGTTAAATTTAGAACTCATCTCTTTCCTTCCTGCTAAGTCTATTATATCTGAAATACTATATCTGTTACACTCTCCACAGTGACCATCATCATCAAGAAGAAAACCGCAGTCTTTGCATTTCATATTCTATCCTAGCCTATAGCAACAGAGTGTGTACTGTGTTCTACCACGTAGTCTAAAGGAAGTATAGTAATTAAATCACCTCTACCTGGTCTGGTTAATAATCCAAACTCACCTTTAAAATATTCAGTACATCTTTTTCTAAGATCGTGTATAATATTAGATGGGTCTAACAGATAAAAAAAGTCTTTTGCTCTTACTGCAACAAACCTATCTATACCGTTAGGAACTCCCCACCCCTTAGTCGGTTTCCAATCAGGAGGACGCTTGACTGTGCGTAGTTCCCACCAGATTGTGTAGTCCACTGGTCCTCTTCTTTCAAATCGTTTAGCTGCTTTAACGTCAACCTTACCAAACTCTTTGTCTAAAACATCCCAGTGTTCAAAGATGTCTTCATCCCTTGTAGCAGATCTAACAAAGTTATTTCCACGTAACTTTATAAACTCTTTCTCTGCTGCTGTTCCCTCTCTAATAGAGGAAGCATTTCTTTTTCCCATTGGCTATGCCCCTATATCTACCACCTCACAGACATCACCAGTACAAGCCATTGTTTGACTTGACGTAGTAGTGTCTTCTTTCTCATACTCGCTGAGTCTAGACCAGTCAATACTTTTTGGCATAGTGGATAGAATGTTCTTGTATTCTTCTTTATCTATCTCCTGATATGGAGCCTGTTGATAGGTGTGTTCATTGTAGGGTAGGAAAGATACACCACTCATTTCATCAAAGTGTTCATACACAAATGTTCCAACCTCGAACCACTCATCCTTCTTAACGTTGATAGTTACAGATGGTTTATGCTCACACCAGTTTCTCTGATACATCAACCACATGTTAAGTTGGTCAACAGCAGATAGGTCAGATGTAACCACAGCCTTGTTAGGAGCCTTTACAGGAAACGAGAACACTGTTGTTTGATCTGGTTTAAACACATCAGGTTCACTAGGAATACCCTGATCCTTCATGAAGGTGGTAAGAGGATCTTTGTTATCTCCTCTAACGGTTCTAACATAATAAGGTGAATGACGTGCATGGATTCCAGAGGCAGAGTCAACCAACTGTGAGACTGTTCCTGATGGTTTGACACAAGTAATAGCTGCCGACTGTGGTATGCCAAGACGATCAGCCCACTCAGCGTTAGCAACAACAGCAACGTTACGTAGATTTTCAAGTGTTTTACCTAGTCCTTTATTTTTTATAGTCATTAAAGGGTTGTCCATAATACCAGTTAGTGACACACCCAACAAACGTTCTTCTTCAGTATTCGTTGTCCACACTTTTCGCAGGTATGGAAATTTCGTGTACGTGCTTTGGATCGTCCCAAGTATTGTGGCGAGTCTGACTTTTCTAGCCAGATCATCCACCGTATCTGTGGCTCGTACCACAACTTCCGTAAGATTACAGAACTGATACGGCCTGAGAATAATTTCACTGCATGGATTAGTTCCAAAGTCATAGTCAGTATCACGTCTGCCATTCTTTGCAGCCTGTTTTTTAGATGCTTCCCTGTTAAAGATACCACGTTCACCACTCCCTGATTCTACTAGTGCCATCCACTCACGCATGAAGGACAGACTATCTGGTTTCTCTGTGTATGACACACTGTTGTTAGCCAAGGCACGTTGGGGTTCGTTATCCCACCAGTTACCAGACTTAGCGTGACGCATACGATCATCACTGAGGTTAGATAAAGAGATCATAGCACTGCGTCTGACACCTCCTACAACTACTATCTCTCCGATCTTACACATTAGATCGTGACACTCTATTGAGGATAACTTACGCCCCTCTGCTTCTTTGAATAGTTTAACTGAAAAGTTAAAAAGATCCACAAGAGGAGCAGGGCCAGAGGCTCTACCACCAAATGTTTTGAGCCTTGCACCTGCAGGTCTGACCCTGCTTACATCCCACAGTGGAATCTCACCTGCCCACAGGAGTGCCAGTAGTTGTCTGAACGCTTTAGCCCACCCCTCCTTGCTGTCCTTTACCACAATGGTAGTATCACTCTGGAAGAGTTCAGGAATTTCGGGAAGCTTGCTAATGAACTGTCTCTCAACACTGAAGCCAACACCAGTACCACAGAGGAGAATAAACATGGCCTCATCGAAGGACTTTGGATCATCTACAGGTAAATAACTACAGTTGTATCCTGCAGTGTTGTCTCTCTCTAGAGCTACACCTGCTGTCATCATGGCTCTCATGCTAGGCATGATCTCTAGTCCAAGGATAGCTTCTCTTATTTCGTTGTAAACTTTGTGGTCAATGTCGTAACCCACAACATTACCCATGTATCGGTCTACTGTCTCAGACCAGGATTCTCTGCCTTTACCATCAAAGTATTTAGCGTACCTTGATGTGTGAATAAATGATTGATAATCTGTTGGTAAGTAGTTGTTCATCTGTTGTCTCCTGATCCTTGTAGTGTTCCTCTTTTTTCTCTATCATCTAACTTAGCTACATTTTTTTCCATTACAATAGCTAAGTTCTCACCAAAATGATTAGCTAGTGCAGTTACGTAAAATAAAACATCACCCAATTCTTTAACTATTTCCTCAGAGGAAACTTTGTTTCTATCTCTTATCTTTTTCTTTATCTTCTCTGCTACTTCTCCTGCCTCTCCCACAAGACCAAGTGTGTTTTCTATAAGTCTTTCATCACCTGCTGTTACAATTTTCTTTTCAACCCAGTCTGTGTAGTCTGCAAGAACTGTGCTATCTTCTGGTTTATTTAAATCAAATTGATCAAAGTATCCCATATCCTCTAAGTCTTTACCTGTAAGCATCATTTTTCCTTTACATCTATTTCTATTATTTCAACATCATCAATATCATACACCGCATAAGATACAGCCTGTTCAAGTCCTATCTTTGCACCATCCTTATCTGCAGCTATGAAGTTAGCATCAGGATCTAAGTCAAGTAGCATTGTTATTTCAAACAACACAGGAACCTCCAAGTTATAAGAATTAAATTAATTCCGTCAAGATTATTCTTCAAGCCATTCATCAGGTATTACCTTTTCAGCATATTTAAATCCATGACGTTTACACCAGTCAGCGTAACAAGACTTAGCACCCTTGTACAATTTAACTCTACTGTTCTGAAACACAAAACGTAAATCTAGATCAGGATACTGTTTACGTATCTCTATATGTTTACGCCTGTCGGTAGATACAAAACGTCCTTTGGTTTCTATAACGATACCGTTGCTTAAAACAAAGTCAGGTGTGTAGTGACGAGTCCTGATGTCTAGCCACTCTATACGTTCCTTCTCGTAGGTAAAATCAACACCTTTTTCTTTTAGATACTTTGCAGTATCATCTTCAAAACCAGAACGATACCCTGCTCTCAAAGCTCTGGCTCTAGTGCTCATGTTAGATCACAACCACTCAGGTTTTTCAATGACGGTGTAATCACCCCAACCTGTGCTGTAGTCAGATT